CTCGTAGCAGCCGTAGGCGGTATTTCGGTCGCCGGACAGAAATTGAAATTATCGAAGTGGTCCGGTACTAATGAATTCGGTTTCAACGGCGACTGCGTAGGCGGTATGTATGCATCGGGATATTTCGGAGGCGATGGACAATTTGTAAGATATTGGTCCAGTACGCCGCAAAATTCAAATATATACTATATGCAGTTACGTACAGCCGACAATGCTGCAACTGCCGGAAGGGGAAGTAACTATTCTGCTAAAAATGTTGCATATTCTGTTCGTCTCGTAAAGGACGCATAAGGGATGTTGACTTTTATATTTTTGTCTATTCTGATATTCCTGGGTAAAATTCTATTCGACGTCGAGGACGACATTTGGAAAAGTTTATGAACGTAGATAATCTTGTAGATGAACTTTACGGTGAAATGCTGAAGAGGTGCGGTATAATGGAAGAAGAGGAAGAAACGGAAGAGGAAGAAGAAACCGGTCAGGAAACCTATATAGGCGACCTGAACGTTTTCGACGACAAACCGGAAGCTTACGGCAAGGGAATCGGTTTCGAACGTATAAGGCGCATAACGGGCTACATCTCGGGTGATTATAAGTCTAGATTCAATAATGCCAAGAAAGCAGAAGTTGAAGACAGAATAACGCATAATAAATATAATAGAACAGAAAGCTATTATAAAAAGGAGTGGTTATGATATCAAGAAATGCGCAAAAATACTGCAGCGAAGATTTGTCTTTGATTGAGAATTATGAATTGGCAAAGAATGATCCAACGCCCAATAAATGGTGTATTCATCACAGGGATGAATGTAAAGTTTTACCCTCAGGAATCATAGTTTGTAGGACAATGGAAGAACTTATCGAAAATGGTAGATATTATAATTGTCCAGCAAATGAACTTATATTTCTAACTCAGTCTGAACATTGGAAATTACATCATAAGATGGGTTCAATTGATTACGATAAAGTTGCAACCAGTACTAAAGAAGCAATGAAGACTGTTTCTAAAGATAAACTGACTTATTGGAAAGGCAAAAAGCAAACTGATGAACAGAAGCAGAAGAAAATTCAGAAAATGCATGAAAGACGTGCGGCGTATTTAGAATATAAAGCAAACGGTGGTGAACTAAAATGGAATGAATTTCAGAAATGGAACAACGGCAAGAAGGCCGAACTGAAGGACAGGAAGAAACATGAATTTTTATCTGCTAAGACACGACAATTCGAATAGCAAATGGAAGAAAACCAAAACCTATTACGAACTGGTGCAGGACATACGTGTAATATTTTCCGACAGGGAAAACAATATATACGACCTGAAAATAAAGAAAGGCTTCAGGACCGACGGCCTTACTATCCCGAAACCCTTTACGTGGTTTCTCGACAGGTGGGACGACAAAAACTGTATATATAACCTCGCGGGTATAGTCCACGACGCCCTATATTGTATTGCCGGCAGGAACGAACGGGGAAGGAACCTCACGAGGGAACAGTGTGACGACGTATTCAGGGGAATCCTGAGGGACTCGGGAATATCGCGTTTCAAGGCCGGCGTGGCCGACAAATGTATAGAATACTTTGCGAAGAGCCACTTTGACTCGGACGAATACGACAACTATCACTTCATAATTTTCAGATAACTAATTTTGTTTGAATACAAGGGACGACAGACTATGGGCGAATCCGATAATATCATAGAAAAAGTACAGAAGTTTTTGACAAAGAGCTCGAATAAGTATTCGGCGGAAGTAAACAAGCAGATCGCCGACCTGGACGCTTTCAACGGCAATTTCTGGACGGACAACGTGAAGAAAGAATACAAGAGGGCCAACAAGCGTCGTCTTTGCCTCCATTTTTCCGACTGGTCCGTGCTCGCCAACGCTATCGGCTCGCCTTACGGCAACAGCCCGTGGCACACGCAGCTTTTGCAGCGAATCGGCGTGAACAACGACATACAGGAAACTATAAACAGCATAGAACAGGACAACGAGTCCAAGTTCGAACAGAAAAAAGCTTTCGACCGAAGCGTCATCGCCGGCGCCGGCTATATAGTCGTGACCACGGACACGGACGAACTTACGGGCGAGCCGAAAATCGTACTGGAATTCGTGAACCGACAGGGCAGCGTGGCTTTGGATCCCAACGTGGTAAAGGTCGACGCGAGCGACGCCGAAGAGGGCGCAATTGTGAACTATATGGCCATAAGCAAGGCCAAGAGGCTTTTCGGCGACGATATCCTGCCTTTCGACTACCCGCGCGCCCTGCCCAAGCTGAATTTCGCCTCTATCGACCAATGGCCGAACATAGAGGACAAGGTGCAGGTGGTCTCGTACTATTGCAAGAATTCCGACGGTTTCGTCGACTATTACCAGATATG